TGTCTACATTCTTGGCTTTAGCAATACTATTTTTCATAGCATCAGCTTTTCCTTGTTCATAAAAGTGTTTTGCAACAGCATCTGCATTCATAGCTGTATAAAGAGATTTGTGATAACCCTTAGCGTCTGACATTTCATTATTTTCGTTCAAAAACTTTTTGACAAAATTATTAATATCACTTTGAGTGTTTTTAACCTCGCTAGCATTGTTTACATTAAACCTGTATTTTTTATCTCCGACGTTGTATTCAAAACCTTTGAATTTATCGTTAAAAACTTGATCAGTTTTTTTCATAAAAATATCAGTAGTTTTTTTAGTTGCTTTTTGAGTTACTTCTGACTCTTTGTTATATCTATTAAAGAAATCAATTGCTTTTTGCTGCTCACTAGTGAGTTTGCTACCAGCTTTAATATCTTCATAGTATTTGGACTTTTGCCCGTCCAAGTGGCTTTTAGCGTTGGCAACTTGCTCTTTTAACGCTAATTTTTTTCTACGTATATCTCTTTCGTCATCTGCTTCTTCGTCGTAAGAGAACTCGTCTTCCATAAGGAAGTTAATTTCTTCTGCATTTAAATGTGGCTTTGTTTGCTTGTAATATTCGTATAATAAATCTTGATTGTCCATATTACTATAATCTTGATTAAGCTTAACATAGTCACTTAAATCACCACCAGTTTCATCCATAAAATCCATTAACTTTTGGATATTCTCTGGTATTGGTTTACCGGTAGCTTCTGCTTCAGCTATAGCTTCTTCAACTTGTTCTTCTACCTCGGTAATTTCTTCCTCTGTAGAATCTTCAGTTATTTCTTCTAATGCTGGAGCTTCTTGTGTTTCTGCTTCCGGTTGTACTTTTTCTTGTTCTTGTGCGGGCTCGGCATTTTCAGACTCTGCAACCACTCCGCTGTCGTCAGTTGAACTTGCTTCAACTTCTGTAGTTTCTTTTGGTTTTTCATTTTTTTCTTCTTTTGGTGTTGGTGGTTTACTTAAATCTACTTTAATGATATCATCATTTCCAGCTGATTGAAATTTACTTTCATCAATTTGTTCAGTTGTTTCTTGTGTAGTTTCTTCAACTACTTGTTCTAATTTTTCTTCCATAATATAATATAATAATAATTAATAAATTTTAACGAGGATCAAATCTACCTAAACCAAAGTCACCACCTAGTATATCATTACCTGAAGACTCAAAGTTTTTAGGTGGTTTTTTATTTAATCTTTGATCTATTAGTTCACTTTGCTGAGAAGCTTGCATCCTAGTTCTTTCATCTTTACGATCTTCTTTTATCGTTTCTTTCATATCTATTTGCTTCATGTTGATTTCTTGAAGCCTTTGGTTAATTTGGAACTCATACTGCATTAACCTCATTTTGTGCTCAACTTCTAATTCCATTTGTTGAGCTTTTAAGTTAGACTTAACTTGTTCTAACTGTGCGTTAGTCTGCGCCATTGCTTGGTTTTTCTGAACTTCAGCTTGGGCAGCGACTTGTTGTGCTTGAGCATTAGCTTGTGCTTGAGCTTGTATATTTTGCTGTTGCATTAACTGGTCTCTTTGTATTTTCTTTTTTCTTCTAATTTTCAATACTTGATTAGCAAGTTTTACACTTCTTATTTCTCTAACATCAATAGCATCTTCAAGATCTATGGTTTTTTGTTGTAATGCCATTTGAATATTATTTTCTAATACAGCTTTTTCTTCTTCATCAGGTTGTAACTCTAAAAATATACCAAAATCATGAAGATGTAAATCAGACATTTCTTCAAGAGTTGCTAAATTATGACCACCTATTGCTTGTAAAAAAGCATCTTTAGTTGGCGAGTACTCAAGTATATCAGATATTCTAAGCGATAAACACTCTGCAGTTTCAGCTGTTAAAAATAAACCAGCTTGAAGTATATGTCTTGTTGCAGTGTTACTATTTGCTGCTGCAAGTTTTTGAATACCAACTAATGCGTTTTTATCTGGCGTACTACCATCTCTAGCTTCGTTAAGCCCAGTTACATCTCTTATCATTTGTAAATAATAATTGTAATTACCTATAAGAGCTTGCATTTTATTACCACCACTACCTGAAGTTATTTCTTGTATAGGAACTTTTCCAGGATTCATTTCGCCTTCACTAGTAAATGATCTACCTATAACACTACCAGTTTGAAAAAACATATTTAAGGCTTCTTGTGGATTATAATTTGTACCATTACCTAAATCAACTTCAGCTAAACCGTCAGCATCTAAATAAACGCCATCTGGCACCATGCGTGACATTACTTGTTGTAACTTTAAATGTGTTAACTGAATCATATCGGCAAAACCTGTTATACGTTTTACTAATGAATCTATTTTACCATTGTACATTCTAGGCGCTACAATACTGTAGTTCATTTTAACTTTAGTATAGTCACTTTTAGGTCGCATCATATTTGATGCCATTTCCCATTTAAGTAGTTTGTCGGTACCAAGTATCATGGCACCATCATAAAGTACTTCTATAGATCTTTGAAGTTTAGAGTAGTTAAACTCAACATCAGTAGGCGGATTAAAAGAGTCATCTTTAGGTATTATTTTCATAGCACCACTACCTGTTTCTTTAACTTTATAAACTTCATTCATGTAGGTTTTATAATTAAAATATAAAACTTGAATAGTGTTATTATCTTCTTTTTCTATTGAATATCTTGAGTTATAACTGTTTCTATTATAACTTTTGTTTTTCATTATTTCTTCTAAATCAGACTCTGTCAGATGAGGAAATTGCTTTGCTAGCTCGTTTACTGGTATAGTTTTAACTTCGCCAACGTAATATATATCATCGAAAAAAGGTGAATCACTATAAGAGTAAACTAAATTTGCTGGATCTACATAGTCAACAGTAACACCTTCAGAGGTATTAAAACCTGTTTTAACGGCACCAATACCTAGTACAGCTAGATCATAATAAAACCTTTTTTTAGTTAACTCGTATTTGTTTCCTTCTAGCAAAGTGTTTATAGCTTGCTCTTCCGCTATTTCAACGGCTTGCTTATACGTAAGTTGCATGTGTAATTGTAACTCTTCTTCTGAGTCAGGCAAGGTCTCTGGATCATTGTCTGCTATTTGAATACCAAAAGCTTGCTCTGTATATGCATTTAATTCTTTAGTACGCATATCAGCTAATATAGACTCCATGTGTTCAGTTCTTTTACTTACGCCATAAGGATCTTGAGAAAACGCTTTTATATTGTACATACGCTCTGTCATACCATTTACAACAATATCTACAAACTTAGAAATAATTGGTACTGGTTTCCAGTCTAAATTTAAATAGGACAAATCACCGTTTATAGATAACTCATCCTTATATTTTTGTATAGATTGTTCACCTCTAGCGTACAATCTTAAGCTATGAAAATTATTATAGTTAGATTTATATCTATTATTATTTCTATCGTTATTAAACCACTCTTGCTCTATCGCTCTACCTACTTTTAAACCGTATTCGTAACTTATTTTTTCAGCGTCACTTACTGTTTGACTAGGAAAATAACTTTTAATGCCAGAATATGCCATACTATTTTATTATTTGTGAATTTGTTCCAGTATTACTATACTTAGAAATATTTATATTTAGTTTAGGTTTTTCAACCTTAACGTTTGGCATGTACAAGTGTCTATTGTTAGCCATTATAGCCAAACCAGAACTTATAGATGCATCATGTTTTGTTCTTTTGTTTATATCAAACTTGCTCCAATCGTTTAATAAATCGTTAAAATACAAGCTACCAAATGTACCGTCTTGTTTCATACCTACGTGATCTTGTATATACATTTCTATAGCCGCGGCATGAGCTTGTTTTATGTCTTCACTAGAGTTTGGTATTCCACCTATTTCTTTTTCTGCTGTTGATAATTTATTCCAAGCTTTATCAGGTCGATTCATACTAAAACCTCTATATCCTCTTCTTCTTAAATAATAAAGAAGTCTTGGTTTATTGTTCTCTGCGAGTATAGGCATACCATAAAACACTAATGCCATTAAAATGTCTTCAAAAAATATTTCAGCTGTAGGTGGTCTTGATAAGTATTCTAAAAAAAAGCTGTTCGCAGGAGCGTCCTCCATGCTAAACCTGGTTAAGCCGTGTAATGCTCCTTTAGAACCTTCTCCATCTACAGTTCCTGATATATCATAAGAGTCACAACCAAATGCCC